TTGCATTGCTAGAGACAGTATTCAGACCACAAGCACAGATGTGTTGTTTTTGTCCAACTCAGGTGTTCGTTCATTGATGAGAACGATCCAAGAGAAGTCTGCGCCTGAGAGGGACTTATCTAAGAACATTCGTAATGACTTGATGAGCGTAGTGGCTGGTGAGACATTAGCCAACATTAAGTCTGTTTACTCTGAGCGTGAGGCGTTTTACTTGTTGACTACGCCTAGTATTGATGCCGTATGGTGCTTTGATACCAAAGGTATATTGCCAAATGGTGCGTCAAGAGTAACGACATGGGATTCTATGGAGCCAACAGCGTTCTTGTCTCGCAGAGATGGAAGTCTCTACATTGGCAAGAATGGCTATATTGGCTTGTATAACACCTATCAGGATTACACATCTTCTTATCGGATGCTGTATTACACAAACCATGCTGACCTTGGCAATCAGAATCAGACATCTATCTTGAAAAAGTTATCGGTTGTGGTGATTGGTGGAAGCAATCAGACTGTGACATTCAAGTGGGGTTTTGACTTTAAGACCAACTACTTGTCAGACAACGATACGATTCCTACTCAGGGCGAGTCATATTACGGGATTGCTGAGTATGGTGCTAATGCTACGACTGTTGCCGAATACAGTGATGGTGTGGCTTTACAGACATTGACAGTATCTGCAACTGGCACAGGAAAGATTGTTCAAACTGGTTATGAATCAGACATAAATGGAACACCATTGTCAATTCAAAAGATTGAGATACAGGCTAAACAAGGGAAAATATCATGAGTGATTACACCAAAAGCACGAACTTTGCTACCAAAGACAACCTATCTTCTGGCAATCCATTAAAGATTGTCAAAGGAACTGAGATTGACACAGAGTTCAACAACATTGCTACGGCTGTTGCGACTAAGGCAGATTTAGCATCTCCAACATTTACTGGTACGCCTACATTGCCAACTGGCACGATTGCAACGACTCAGAGTTCTGGTAACAGCACAACTGCAATAGCAACTACTGCGTTTGTTCAGGCGGCGATTGCGTTGCTTTATCCTGTTGGCTCTATTTACACAAATGCTAGTGTCAGTACAAACCCAGGCACTCTTCTTGGCTTTGGCACTTGGACAGCATTTGGTGCAGGTCGTGTCATGGTTGGTTATGACTCAAGTAATTCTTTATTTGATAGTGCCGAGGAAACTGGTGGTAGCGCAGATGCTATTACTGTAAGCCACACCCATACGGCTACTTCTACTGATTCTGGTCATACACACACAACAACATGGCAGAACGCTAACGACTTCAATACAGGCAGTCTACCTCCTGGCGCAAAACAAAGCCCAGATGATAGTTCTGGAACATTTAATATCACATCAAATAGTGGAACAGCAAACATCACTACAACGATATCAACAACAGGCTCTAGTGGCACAAATGCTAACTATCAGCCATACATAACTGTTTATATGTGGAAAAGAACGGCATGATTGCAGAAGAAGTTATACAAGTCATTGATGGAACATTGGATGACATTGAGGACTTTGACGAGATTGCGTTAGAGCATTGGGAGTATTTTAAGAATAAAAATCCGATGTTTGATAGGGAAGTAATTGGTAACTTTCGTGTGGTGATAGCCAAAGATGAGGAAAAGACAATTGGTTATGCGTTTTACTTGTTTTACAAAAGCCCATACTACGATGAGACTTGCTGTCAAGTTGATATGTTCTTTTTAAAACCAGAGTACAGAGGTCAAGGAATAGGAATGAAGATGTTTAAACTTGTTGAACAAATGGCTAAAAAGAATAACTGTAAGAGTTTGGTTGCAAGTTATAACCTAAAAGAATCGTTAGATATGTTTTATAAGAAACTTGGTTTTAATGCTACTCATGTAGCGGTAGCAAAGGAGATTTGATATGCCATTCGCATTTGCAGGTTCGCTTGTACAAGGTCAAGCCACAAAGAGTGCGGCAGGTACAGCCGCCGCCGCACAACTAGAATCAGCACGAATAGCGGCTGAAGCGGCAAAATTCCGTCCTGTTGGAGTTACAACACGCTTTGGTGCATCTCAGTTTGAGATGAGTCCTGAAGGATATTTGCAGAGTGCAAGATACACAGTATCTCCTGAACTACAACAATATCAGGATCAGTTACAAGCCCTATCGCAACAACAAATCCAACAGGGCTTAATGGCTCCACAGCAGTACGCTCCTCTACAAGGTGCGGCAGGTGGGCTATTTAGTCTTGGTCAACAGTATTTGGCTCAAACTCCTGAACAAGTAGCGCAACAATACATTGCTAGACAACAAGACTTACTTGCGCCTAGTCGTGAGAGAGAAATGGCGCAATTACAAAATAGGCTTTTCCAAACAGGGCGTGGAGGCTTGTCTGTGGGTGCTACGGGTGCTAGACCTAGTGGTGCGGCAGGATTAGGTGCTACTACTCCTGAAATGGAAGCGTATTACAACGCCTTGGCACAACAAGATTTACAACTTGCGGCTCAAGCACAAGAGGCTGGTCAACGGCAAACTGCATTTGGTGCAGGATTGTTTGGCACAGGCTCGCAATTGCTTGGTCAGTATCAGGCTGGTCAAGTTGGTGCGTTATCACCATTCCAAACATCGCTTGGTTTGGGTGGAACTATTGAATCAATGGGTCAACAAGGATTGGAGTTGGGTTCTGCTCTTGGTGGTAGGTCTGCTACGGCTGGCGCAACTGCTGGAAGGTATTTGCTTGCTGGTGGTCTAGGTGCGGCAGAGGCAATGCAAAAAGCCAACGCTTACAACCCATTGGCTAATGTTTTACAAGGCATTGGAACTAACCCTTATTTAGGACAAGCAATTACACAATATAGACAGCCTTATATAGGGGCGCAACAACAAATGAATCAATATGGCGCAGAAAATGTGTATGGTTATGGCGGACAAGGAACAGTTCCAACATCCGTTGAGTGGGGCATTTAAGGAGTAATCAAATGGCAGAATCAATAATGAGCGGTTTGTTTGGATTAACTCCTGAAGCATACCAAGCAGAACAAAATCAGTTAGCGTTAGCACAAGCATCTAAACTGGCTCAACAAGACCCGTTTACATCTGCTCGTACTAGTCTTATCTATGGTGGTAGGCAATTAGGTGGTGCTATTGCTGGCGCATTGGGTGCTGAAGACCCAATGTTGCGGAAGATTTCTGCACAAAACCAGATATTGCAAGGATTGGACATTACCAATCCACAATCAATTGCTAGTGGTATTGAAAGAGCGCAACAGGCTGGAATTCCTGAGTTGGCTTTTAAGTTGTTGGCTGTTCGTGATGATGCTGTTACTAGACAACAAAAGCAATTGGCGGCACAACGGGAAATGATGGCTCAAAGAATTGCAATGGGTGCGTATGACCCAGGCCAAGCGGCGCAGTTAATTCCTGAAAGCGTTGTTGTTGATCAAGCGGCAGATACATCTTATTTAGAGCCTCAACGAGTTGCTCCAGCGGTTGCGCCAAGTTATGACATTTCCCGCGTGGCTCCTCAATTGATGGCTCTTGGCCCAGAGGGTGTTGCTAAATTAACTACGGCTAAAGCGGCACAAAAAGCAATGTTGCCAGAAACTCAAATTGTTAAAGAAGGCGAGACAATTTATGAGAAATTGCCTAATGGACAATTTAGAGAACTGATTAGTGGCCCCATCAAAAAAGAATCATTTACTGGTGACTTTGCTAATGCCGCATTGACTTTGTTTGGGACTGCTAATGTCAATAAGATACCTCAGACAAAAGATGCAATGGATGCTATTACCAAACAAGCGGCAGTTTTGGCTGAAGCAAAACGCCCAGTTACTAATATTACTGCTCCTGTAACTATCTCAACACAAAAAGGATTTTCAGAAAATTTAGTAGATTTATTAACTGGAAGTTTTGCAACTGGTAGAACATCGGCAAACACTATTGGAACAATTCAAAACATGAAAAACTTGTTAGATCAAGGTGTTAAAACAGGTTTTGGTCAAGAAGTCATGTTGGATTTAGCAAGGGCTGGTCAATTGTTTAATCCTGATTTTCAAGTAAAAGGACTTGCTGGAAAAGAAGCATTCCAAGCATATTCAAATTCTGTTATCTTGCCTGAAGTTAAAAAGTTGGGAACAAACCCAACTGATACTGATTTGAAATTTATTGTTCAAGGGTCACCAAATTTGGCTAAAACACCCGCTGGCAATAAATTGTTATTAGATACTCTTGAGTTGAAATTATTGCGTGAGCAAGATTTTGCTACATTTAACAACAACTGGTTAGCAACAAATGCTTCAATTGTTAAAACAGACCCAATTGTTGCTCAAACAAGATACAACACAGATTTTGCTAACTACACAAAGCAAAGCCCTTTATACAATCAAGCAGTTGTGCAATTAAGAAATCAGTTTAATTCTTTGGGTGCAAATCCATCAAGTACAACCCCAGCAGGAAGTGCATTGCGTTCTGGTGGATTTGTAACACCTTAAATTTGGAGCATATATGGCATCACTAACAGACCAAATCCTAGACTTACAAAACGAGTTATTGGTTGCAAAAGAAGAAAAAAAGATCACTCCACAGGGTGAGGAGTTGTTGACTGCTATTAAAAGCAATCAATGGGCAACGGGTGGTTTTGGACAATTCTTGCAAGGTTTGAGTCTTAATTTCTCGGATGAAGCCATTGGTGCTTTGAAGTCTTTTATTACTACTGAACCAACAAAGATTTCTAAGGCTTTAAAACAAATAAGTCCAGAGCAACCACAACCTTCACCCCGTGAAGTTGGAACTGCAATTGAAAGAATGGGTTTGCGTGAGTACAGTCAAGAAAAACCACTATCTTCTGTTGGAGCGCAGATTGTTGGTGGGATGGTTCCTTCATTAGTAACAAAAAAACCAATGGTTACTTCATTGCCAGCACAGATTGGATTGGCTAGTGCGGCTGGAGCAACGGCGGGATTAGGTGAAACTGAAGCCCCATTGTTTAGCCCAGAGGCTGGCAAAGAAGCTAGCATGGGTGCTGGTATAGCCGCAACTGGAACATTGATTGCAAAACCCGTTGGGATGGTCGCTGGAAAGATTTATCGTTCTGCTGTTGATTCAATGTTTAGTAGTCCTCAAAGATTGGGAGTTGACCAAGCAAGAGGCTTAATCAGAGAGGCTTTAGATGCTGATGTTGGTGGCGTTAATGAGGCTGTGAATTTTGTGCTTTCTAAGACTGGCAAGCCTTATTCATTGGCAGATGTCGGCCCCAATAGTCGGGCATACCTTGACGCTGTAAATGTGTTGCCAGGCCCTGGCAAAACGGAGGCAAAGAAATTCCTTGAAGAGCGTGACAAAGGCATATTCTCAAGACTGACTACTGACTTGCAAACTGCCTTTGGCAAACAAGCCGAATACTTTGATGAATTCAATGCTCTTAAATCTGCTAGGGCTGAACTTGGCAAAAAATTGTATGGAGCCGCCCTACCAAGACAAGTTGAGGTAACACCAGAATTTACGCAGTTGCTTGATAGACCAAGTATGAAGCAAGCCTATGAGAGAGCCGCTATGTTGGCTCAAGAGCAAGGCATAAAGTTGCCAAAGGTACAAATATCTCCCGAAGGAAAACTTCTTGCAGATGGCGGTGGTTCAGTTGGAAAGATTGATACCACATTCATGCACTACATGAAGATGGGATTGGATGACTTAATCTTTACTGGCAAATCGCCATCATCTGGCATGGGAAATACCCAACTAAATGCTATTCGTGATACTCGCAGAGAGTTCATTGACCAGTTGGACAAGGCTAACCCTGCCTATGGTCGTGCAAGAAACTTCTGGGCAAATGACACAGCGGTTTTGGATGCCATGCAAGAAGGTCGTTCAGCATTTAGCAAAAAACCAGCAGACCTTGATCAGTTAATTGCTGATGTGAAAGATATGTCCAAATCTGAAAAAGAGGGTTTGCGCCTTGGAG